CGATAAATGAATCATCAGTCATTATTGACTGATATATTCGCGAGTGTCTAGATGATTGGATTGCTTTGACGACAGTCATAGGATCCAGCTTAGATTCATTGTTTCCATCTCCGATACCACTAATGGCATCGAAGTATGCATCGGACCGTATGCGCCTTTGTTCGTGAACAAGGAGCGAGAGCTCATGTAAGCACAAACATCTTAAGATGTTCTGTCTTCTTATGGGATCATTCTCAAAATTGAAAATGGTTGCCGCTCTAGGGTCTGTTGGCTTAAACTCTCGTTTAAGTCCCGTCATGAATCTAGGTAGTGAGTATAGCATTAATGCCTTACTCACATACTTATCTGGATAACTAAGTATCAACCGCATAAAACTACTATCATCCATGAAGGATTCTAGAAGTCCGGCGTATTTAAAATCTGAAGCAACTAAAGTTGCTACTTTAGGTGAAACAGGAGAAACGTCAATTCCGTTGATGTATAAACGTCTACAGAATTCGGCAATTCTAATAGTGCTCGCACTAGAAGAATATCCTTTGATACTAGAGAATTGAACACCTAAGTGTTCCATTCCTTTAGTATAAGCTTGTGTCCCTTTAGAATTATTTCTAAAACACACATCATCACCGCAAACTGCTGTGTCTTTAGCTGGATCTTCCCCATTACTGGAGAATTTCCAATAAACATACAGACAGTGAGTCAGATGCGCCAACGAGAAACTAGGATAAGCTCCCATTGGTTGACCTGCGCCATACATCACTTTGTCGTCGCTCCCGGAGATTTTAAAATCTCTGTGGACTAAAAGATGACGTACGCGTTTAGCATATTGTTCGTTAAACAATTGCTTTAATACTGACATTTGGAGTTCCATAGGGAACCTATCTGTCCAGTTTGATGCGTCCTTCGATTCTGGGCTAGAGTTAGGGTCTTCGGTGAATTGTTTCACTAATTCCCTACCTTTATCTTGATCGAACACATAAGAGTTCGGCAAGTTCTCAGTAATCTTCTGCAAGTATTTATGCAGAGGTTTAAGGAGAGCCTGAGAGAAGTAGTCAAATAAGGCTACAACTCTCGTTTTGTTCCCTGGCTGCGGTATAGCAGCAAGACGAGAACAAATTAGTTTCTTAGGGAGTGCTCTT